TCTAAATGTAAGTGCATGTTAGTGCCTCTTGCAGCAGAGGTGTCTCTAATCCTGTCAGCCTCTACGATACCGACTCGAGCCTTCCATTTATCGAGAGCTGCCTTCTTTTCGTCACTTTGTGTAGCCCCTAATATAGTTGTAACACTTGGTAATTTTTCCTTACCAATGTCATAGAGCCTTAATCCATCGGTTGTACTCCGTGTACAAGGTGGGTAGTTCCAAACCTTATTCCATCTGTCATATTTTTCTACGCCTTCCAAATAAAGTTCTCCAAAACCAAGATCGACAAATAGATATTGCTGTAAAAATAACTGCAATGTGAAAACTTTCTAAAATGGTTGGGTATAAATCAAAAAATGGAAATATATAAAGTTGAATAATTGTAGATAAAATTAAACCACTTCCAACATCTATAAAAGTTTCAAATAAATTTCTCATTTAAAAGTTATCTCCGTTACATCTTGTACCCAGGCAGCGGGAATAGTATTTAGATTGCCAACTGTTATAGATCCATCTTCTTCAACGATGTAATCGGTAAAAATTGTAATTTTAGATTTTGTTTGAATTATTTTATAACCAATAGAATTAGCAGTAGCGGGTTCTAGTTTAGCTGCTTTATCAATACTCATCCATGAATTATCAGCTAACGTGTCTAACCACTTAACAATAACCAGTTGATAATCATTTATATTTCCACTTAATTTCTGTTTCTTTTTATTCATAAAAACTAGAGGGTTTAACTTTGCCGTTTGTTCTTTGTTTTATAATTTCCATAAACTTTGGCCTCGGTATTCTCTCTTTGTTGCACCAACGAAACACAGTAGAGCCAGGCGATGTGCCAGTAATACCAAGTAGATCAGCTAATTTTTTATGTGATAAATTTTTTGATTTTCTAAATTCTTCTAATTGCATAATTGTTTCCCGTATATGGATTTAATGTCATATCGTCAACAAATGTGCATATCTAAGATGTGGATAATTGGGTATAAATAACCTTAATTTACAACCATAAATTACTTATTAGGAAATATATAATTTATTTTAGGTAACTATTGACAAAGATACGCCTATTGATTTATAGTTGCCAATATGACAATAGAAAAAACAAAGTTACATATCGTAGAAAATAAAAAGGGTAAGCAAGAACATAAAACACAAACAATGGCTTTGTTAAAAAAATTATTAGATGAAAAAGGTTCATCACAATTAGAATTAGCTAACACTTTAGGTAGAGATAAAACTACTGTTAATAGTTGGGTAAAAAATAGCCGTGAAATATCTTGGGATAATGCAGAAAAAATAGCAACTGTTTTAGGTTGTCATCCAGCAAATATTTACCAACCAAAAAATCAAATTAAATTAAAATCTTATGTTAAATGGGATGGAAACGTTTTAGAATTTGAAAAAGAAGATCAGCACGTAATAAGTATTCCTTACGAATATTATCACGAAAATGTAAAAGCTGTTCAAATGCAAGCACCTGGCTTTCATGCAGATGGAGAAATTTGGTTGTTTGATATACCTTTGCAAAAAAAATTTTCAAAACACGCAATAGGTAAACTTTGCTATTTAACAGCATCAAAAATTTTCAAAAAAAAACATGAAAACAAATCTAAAAAATGCAAACCAGTTATTGCTTTGTTAAAAGCTGAAAGTAATGGCAAACTAAGTCTTGTTAATAGTTATACACACGAACCATTAAATGATTTATGTTCTAATCTTGAAATTGAAGATTTAGATTATGCTACACCAGTTAAAGCAAAATACGATCCAGATTTATATTTTAACACTTTAAAATAAACCATCAGTTGTAATAGACAAATCCCCACCAATAGTTGACATAAAAACATATCTATAGTTGACAGTAAGCTCATAATGTTTACTGATTGTTCTAATTAAGTATTTGATTTGTTTTATGATTACAAAAGATGCAGCGTTAGCAAAAAAAGTTACAGACGATTTTTTAGACAACATTAAAGATCTGCCAGAGTGGGTAGAGTTATATAAAATAAATCATCACTCGCCTTCCCAACTTAATGCAGCAGACGATATGTGGAGTTATAAATATTTATATCTTACACAAGAACAAAGACGCAAGCTGCCAATTAATTCTAAAATGTTTGCTGGTGTATGCCTTGGCGACATGGGTATTTTAACTTTTGGAAAATATTTATGGGAAAGTAAAATTGGAAAAGGTTTATGTAAGGTAGAGATCCCACCACAAAGAAAAATTTTTGATAAAATTTTAGAAAAATATAATGCTTACGAACCAGTTGATGAACTAGACAAGGCTCAACACGATGTGGGTAGATTAGGTTTAGCAAAATCATTTCAAACTTTAAAAGCTGGATTAAGAGAAATTAATTTAACCTCCCCTATTGAATGTGAAAGATCTGTAGATCTAACTTTTGATGGCTGCATCTTACCTACAATCGGCAGAATAGATTTTGAAGATGAAAACAATTTTGTTGAAATGAAAACAAAACATAGAAAAAAAAATAGACCCAGAAAAGATGGTACTTCAAACTATTCATTACCTAAACTAGATGAAGGTTACATGGGATGGGAAGAACATATTAGTCAAGTTGCGTTTTATTATTTTGCAAATAATGAAAAAAAGAAACCACACTTGTTCGTTATGAATGAAGAAGAATATAAAATTTATAGTCCAGATAATTGCGATGATTTAAAACCAGAAAATTTAAAAAAACATCTTAATAAATTAACCATGGTAGCCAGGCGTAGAGAAAGAGTGATGTCTAATCACGCTGGTAAAACTACTTGGCATCAAGATATTGCTCCAGACTTCAACCACTTTTTTTGGAAAGGTATGGGAGAGCATAAAGAAATTGCAATGAAACTATGGGGTTTAGAATGAAACAAAATATATCAGTTTTAAATGTGCAGCCGTGGCTGTTGAAAAAGAATTTAGCAAAGACAAAAAATAATTATACTAGCAAAGGTTTAATACGCCTTGTTATAATTACTATTGTAACCTTAGCTCTCTTGGGTGTTTACTTTGTTAAATATAGCCAGAGTAGTCGTGTAGCGATGCACGATAAAGGTTTTAATACAGCAGTATTCTTTTACCTTCATTCAAGCTCTGGCTATGCGAAAAAGGAGCTGCATGGGTAACGTCATAAATTTAATATCACTTGACAGCTTATCACAGAAAAATTAAAAACAAATGGTGGGATGTGGGAATTTAAGCCTGGCAAATGGATTATAAAACATTTGGAAGTAGAAGGATTGGCCCAACATTACAATATTGAAACCAACATAGATCTAGTACATTGTAATTTAGATAAAGATATAGCAGTTGTTAAAGCAGTTGCTTTATATAAAACTAAAAAATTTGTAACACTTGGAGAGGCATCTCCTAAAAATAACCAGTTTGATTATCCAGTAGCAGTTGCAGAAAAAAGAGCTGTTGATAGAGCTATATTAAAAGCATTAGGTATTCACGGCAACGTCTATTCAGATCAAGAAATGCCAAATGAAAAACAAAACAATAATGAAAACTCAGGGATTAAATTAGATCATGTAGATGTAATTTTAGAAAGAGTAGAAACTGTAACCCACCAAGCAAATTTAGAGCAGTTAAAAAGTCAAAATAAAAAATTTTTAACACAGCTTAAAACACAAAATTTAACAAGGTACGAAAAAGTAAAAAATGCCTTCTTAAATAGAAAACAGCAATTAACCAAAGGATAAATATATATGGCTGATTTTAAGAAACCACAAGATCCAAACTGGGTGGCAACATTTAGTTTGAAACGTAACGCAGACAAAAATCCGCAAGATCCATCTACTAACAATAGACCAGATCTAGTCTTATCAGATAGCGATAAAATAAATGCTAAAACCAACAAACCTTATAGAAAAAATTTTACTATAGATGGTGTTTGGATGGAGGCATCTGCTTATATCCAGGAAGATAAATCTTTAAAGATTACTATCAAGAAAACGGGAACTGGTAACGGAGCCATGGCTCAACCAGCCTCTCCACCTCTTGAAGAGGCTCCCTGGTAATCAAATATGGATCAATATGGTTTAACTGCAAAGCAACTAAAACTTTTTAAGTTTATAAAAAACTATATTGCAAAAAATAACATATCGCCATCTTACGATGAAATGAAGGTGGCGGTAGGTTTAAAATCAAAAAATTCGATTAAAGAAAGAGTAAGTCAATTAGAAGATAGAAAATGGATAAAAAAATTACCAGGAAAAGCAAGAAGTATTCAGATCATAAAACAATGACCCACGAGGATATATTTAAGGAATTTAATTACAGTTGTTTAACTGAACAAGTTGGCAGCGATCATTATAAAAAAATAAAAGTAGAACCAGCTTATTTCATAAGTGAAAATAAACTATTGTTTGCAGAAGGAAATGTTGTAAAATATGTGTGCAGACATCAAAATAAAAATAAAGCTGAAGATATTAAAAAAGCTATTCATTATTTAAAAATAATTTTAGAAAGAGATTATCCCGATGAGTAAACGGATTGAAAAATTCTGGAATGGAAGTGCAAACTTTACAGCAAGTGAAGTTTTTAATTCTGTTTCTGATGCTGCAAAACAAACCATACCTAGCGATGCAGCAACATACGAAGTTGATGGAAAAACTGTTAGCTTTGAATTCGCTAGAATAAAAGAGGTAAGTAATGATAAATCATTACCAACATCTGAGCCAACAAATAACTCAGATCGAAAAGGAACGAAAGTCTCTGAACGCAAAGATCACGAGACTTAAAGTTAAAAACGGGGGAATGTATCCTCCAGGGATTGCGGCTATAAGCAAGACAGCTCACTCAAAATTGATTGCTGTTATTAGTCTGCAAGACCAATTAAGTAAGATACAAGCCTAGTTATCTTACTTTAGAACTACTCTAAACTGATTAAATTCGGATACCCTTCCTACGCCTAAATAAAGATTAGCCAATTTGTCAATTAGGTGTTGACAGATTAGCAACTAATAATTATATCTATTGTATGGCTACTAACTTTCAAAAAATTAAGTTTGCCAGTTACTCAAATCTTGAGAACTATTTCACTAACGTAATCCTTCCACAAAAAAATAAGTCATCCAAAGTTATCGGTAAGACTTTGCTTGTGTGGGATAAACCAAAAGGAGCTGCTATGGGTAAGACTTACCAAGTAATCAGTATGTCTGATTTAGAAAAAGTTAATAACAAATCTATCTCGATGGGTAGAAATCAAAATGTTCCAGTTCAAACAATCAAAAAATTAAAAGCGGATGGCAAGGTTGTTGCCGTTGTCTCTGGTTCTTTTCCTCACAACGAAGTTGAGCAAAGATTAGTTTTGTATGCTGGCGATGAGTACGGAACTTTATTGTGTGATGTCAGTTTTGATGACTACAAAAAATTCGTTAAACCCTTAACAATGGAGGCTGCGTAAATGACAGTTGTTAATTTTCAGACCGCACCTGGTAAATGGTACTCTAAAGATATGAAATACAAAGTACCTAAGATCTCTAACAAAACTGAAAAAGGTAAATGGTTAAATGGTTTTGTTAAAAAGTTTTTTGTTGCTGGTAATCACAATTTCAGATTTTCTACTGCAAAAAATTATATCCACTTACAGACTACTCACTTCAATATAAATAATACTAAATATGCTCTTGTTAATTTTTTCAAAAATATAAAAAAATTAAAGCAGCATCATTTTGATAACCAGGTGTTTAGTTCTTATGTAGTTTATCAACCAGTAAAGGAGGCTGCTTAATGATGTTTGAAAAT